TTACGACTAAAAGATACTAAACAAGATAAAATCCTTATTATAGTGCCTACTACATCGCTTGTAGAACAATTATTTAAAGACTTTAAAGACTATGGTTATAATAGTGAAAGAAACGTACATAGAATATATCAAGGCCACGAAAAAGAAACAAATAAAAGAGTTGTAATATCTACTTGGCAATCTGTTTACAATCTACCTAAAAAATGGTTTAGTGATTTTGGTATGATTATAGGTGACGAAGCACACTTGTTCAAATCTGTGTCACTTACAAAACTAATGACAAAATTAGAAAAAACAAAATATAGAGTTGGTCTAACAGGTACACTTGATGGTAGTAAAACACACAAACTTGTATTAGAGGGTTTGTTTGGTGCTGTAAATAAAGTTGTATCTACAAGTGAGTTAATAGAAAAAGAACAATTGGCTGACTTAAAGATTATATGTTTAATATTACAACACGATAAAATTGCTAGAGATTTTTTAAAAGATAAAACATACCAAGAAGAAATGGACTATTTGGTATCAAATGAAAAGAGAAATAAATATATAAGAAATTTGGCCGCTTCGCTAAATGGGAATACACTATGTTTATTTCAATATGTAGAAAAACACGGAAAACAATTATATGAAACTATACGAGAACGAGCAACCGACAAAAAAGTCTTCTACGTCTATGGAGGAGTTGAAGCCGATGAAAGAGAAAAAATTAGAGAAATCACAGAAAAATCTGACAATGCGATTATCGTGGCTTCTTATGGAACTTTCTCCACAGGCATTAATATACGGAACTTGCATAACATTATTTTTGCTAGTCCTAGCAAGTCAAGGATAAGAAACTTACAAAGTATCGGTAGAGGTTTAAGACTAAAAGATAATAACTCGGCCGCTACGCTATATGATATTGCCGATGATGTGTCACACAACGGTAAAGAAAATTATACCTTACAGCACTTTAAAGAAAGAATAAATATATACAACGGAGAGGATTTTAATTACGAAATCCATAACGTGGAGTTATTTCATGGTTCAAAAAAAGACAATAAGTCCAATTAAGATTATTAAGTTAATCAATGGTGATGATATTGTATGCGCTTTACCCGTAGAACAATTACCAGATAAATCACCTATGTTGAGATTAAGTAAACCTCTTCAGGTTAAATATATACCACAATTAACAGCGATGGGTCTAAAAGACTATGTTGCGCTGATTAAGTGGAGCCCATATACACCAGATCGTATTATTACTATTCCTAAAGATAAGATAATGTCAATTGTAAACGCCAGCGGCGAAATGACAAGAAGTTATGAGTTTGTTGTTAAGACTTATGACAGACCTGAACCAGTTGTAAAAAAAGAGACACCTATGTCATTTAAAAGAGAGAGATTGAGTGACGAAGATAATGAGAGAATTAATGAAATATTTGATGAGTTTGATGATGATTTTATTCCTAAAAAAACTATACACTAATAGACTCTATCCTCAGCCATCGCTCTACAAGCTCTATTATATACAGAATTATGAAAAAGTCAACCTTCAAACATAAAATTTTTCCACTTCCTAAGCAGTGGCAAATCGGTCAAATTATACCAATCTCAAAACTATCTAAGGCGATAAAAAGTCTTCTCAGGGTTGACAAAAAACAAGGAAAGTAGTATATTAATATTATGGCAAAAGCAAAAAAAGAACACTACGTTAATAACAAAGAATTTTTAGAGGCGATGAAAGCCTACAAAAAAAGTGTAAATAAAGCGAAAAGAGAAAAGAAAGAAAAGCCACCAGTCACAGATTATATTGGTAGTTGCTTTCTAAAGATTGCGAATCACTTATCATATAGACCTAACTTTATAAATTATACATTTAGAGACGATATGATTAGTGATGGTATTGAAAATTGTTTACAATATCTGGATAATTTTAACCCTGCTAAATCTAATAACCCTTTCGCATATTTCACCCAAATAATATACTACGCCTTTGTAAGAAGAATACAAAAAGAGAAGAAACAAGTCACAATCAAACATAAACTAATTATGGACGCTAACTATGATGATGTATCCTTACAACCAGGTGATGACAGCGAATTTAAAAATCAATTTAGAGAATTTTTACAAAAGAATACTCGTATAGAAGAACCTACAAAAAAAGCAAAACAAAAGAAGAAAACGAGAGTAAGAAAATCAACGTCTAAATTGTTTCATTAGTATATGAAAATAGCTTTGTTAAATGATACGCACTTTGGTGCGAGAAACGATAGTCCAGCATTTCTGGAGTATTTCATGCGTTTCTATAATGAGATATTTTTTCCCTATTGTAAAGAGAATAATATTACAACACTAATACACCTAGGTGATGTTGTTGATAGAAGAAAGTTTATTAACTTTAAAACGGCACATACGTTTAGACAAGACTTCATGCATCGTCTATACAAAGAGGGTATTGATACACATATCATACTAGGTAACCATGACACTTATTACAAAAACACAAATGAAGTAAATGCGATAAATGAGTTGTGTACAACATATGACGGTATAAAAGAGCCTTGGATTTATGACAAGGCAGTGACAAAAAATTTTGGCGGCACCGATATTTGTCTTATACCGTGGATATGTGATGATAACTACGAACACTCGATAAATGAGATAGAGACATCAAAAGCACAAATCGCCTTAGGTCATTTAGAGATAAAAGGATTTGAGATGCATAGTGGTCATATGAATATGCAAGGGTTAGATAAATCTATGTTTCACAGATTTGAAAAAGTATTATCTGGTCACTTTCATAAGAAATCAGATGATGGTCACATTTATTATCTAGGTACACAATACGAGATCACTTGGTCAGATTACAGATGCCCAAAAGGTTTTCACATATTAGACACAGAGACTAGAGAACTAACTAGGGTACCTAACCCAATGAGAATACATAAGAAGTTAATCTATAATGATAAAGATAATGATTATATGAATATGGACCTATCACAATTTAAAGACACCTTTGTAAAAGTTTTTGTAACAAATAAAACAAATGAAGAAATGTTTAACAACCTTATTGATAGACTACATAACACGGTTGATACACATGAGGTTAATATAATAGAAGATTTAAATACTGATATTACAGCATCCGTAAAAGAAGATATATTAGAACAAGGTGAAGATACACTTACATTTTTAGGAAACTATGTTGAACAAATAGATAGTGATTTAGATAAACACAAACTTAAAAATGTTATAAAAGATTTATATACTGAAGCGAGTGAAAGATGAGTAAGATAAAAAACGTAAAATATGGCCATGTCAATTTTGGTCCCTATCTTTTTAGAGCGGTGTTACCTGATTATATAATTAAAAGGTTACTAAAAGATGGTAATATATTAAGAGAAGAAGATAGTTATAATCACAGACTTGCTGGTCACCTAAAAAATCAATTTTTGTTTAAAAAAGAAACACAGAGTTGGTTTTACAAAGAGATCAATCCTATTTTAAACGCTTATAGAGAGGGTCATTGTAATTACCACAGTTTAGAAAATCGACCCATGGAATTAAAATATGACGACCTGTGGATAAACTATATGAAATCAGGTGACTTTAATCCTCTACATACCCATGGTGGCGATTACTCGTTTGTATTATTTTTAGATGTGCCAAAAAAACTAGTAAAAGAACAAGAAGATTATCAAGGCACTTCAGGAAAACCAGGTGCGTTGATGTTTGAATATACACAACAGGCAAGACCTAGGTGGGCAACCACTGGTTCAATAATAAAACCACAAACGGGTGATTTTTATATGTTCCCTGCTATGTTACAACATTGGGTCTGTCCGTTTAAATCTAAAGTAACTAGAATAAGCGTTTCAGGAAATTTGAGAATAGAAAATAGAGATAAATTACCATATGATTATTTTTAAGAAAATTAGATGGAAAAATTTTCTATCTACTGGAAACACGTTTGTTGATATAGAGTTAAACAAATCACAGATGACTTTAATGATTGGCGCCAACGGCTCTGGTAAGTCAACAATGTTAGACGCCTTGACTTTTGCCTTATTTAATAGACCATTTAGACTAATTAAAAAAGAGCAAATAGTAAACACCATAAACAATGGCGACACACTAGTTGAGGTAGAGTTTCAGATAGGCACAAAATACTTTAAAGTAATAAGAGGTATCAAACCAAATATATTTGAAATCTATTGTGATGGTGTGTTACAAAACCAAGATGCCTCTAGTGTAGATTATCAAAAGATATTGGAGGATCAAATATTAAGATTAAATTATAGAGCGTTTAAACAGATCGCCGTTTTAGGTTCCTCATCTTATCAACCATTTATGCAGATGAGACCTAGACACAGAAGAGAGGTCGTTGAAGAAATATTAGATATTAGAGTTTTAACTCACATGGATAATCTAACTAGGAATCAACAAACAGAACTAGGTAAACAAATAGTCGAGGCCAGACACCAATGTGATCTAATAGAATCAAAACACGAATTACAAACAAAACATTTTAACGATTTAAAGAATAGAAGCACAGGTGATATTGATATTAAGAAACAGAAACTACAAGAAAACAAAGATGCCACAGAATCATATTTAAGAAAGATAGAAAAATTAGAAGAAGACCATAGACATTTTGATAGCCAGATAATAGATAAACCTAAATATGAAACAAAACTAAAACAATTAGAAAAGTTAGAGACAAAGATAGAACACAATCTAACCACACATAAAAACAATTTAGATTTTTTTGAACAAAATGATAGTTGTCCTACTTGTACACAAAAGATAGAAGAAAAATTTAGAGACGAGAAGATAGCAAAAGAGAGAAAAAAAGTCATCACCCTAAATGATGGTATGAAAGATTTACTAAAAGAGATTACAAACACAGAAAAT